AATCCCCCCTGTCTGTACGGGTTTAGAAGTCGTTATCACTTAGCAGTAGTAGCACTAAAACCGCAGGTCAAAGGCTATGTGAGTCCATTGTGGTCCAGACGGATCACGAACCAAGCCTCTGACCAGCGAAAACGCGCCGGATGGTCGCACAAGGCGCCCTGACCGGCCCAAGATTTTTATGCGCGTCTTTATGCATAGCTCGATGACTGACAGTGAACCGAGGAGGGTCACTTGCCACTACCGGCCAACCTCAGCACCGTGTCTGTCGTCGGCACGTACGTAAACCTTGACGGCTCTGCCGCCGCGGGTACCGTGACTTTCACGCCAAACACGGCGGCGGGGACCTTTTTCAAGGACACAGGGGCGGACGTGATCATCCTCCCTGTCAAGTTCTCCGCCACACTGGACGCAAACGGGCACCTGTCGATCACCCTGCCTGCGACCGACGACCCTGACGAATCGCCAAACGGCTGGACCTACACAGTCACGGAGTCTTTCGCCACCGGGCAGCGGACGTACTCGATTGCGGTCCCTTCGTCCTCCGGCACGCTCGACCTCGTCAACGCCGCACCGACCCAGTCTGTGACGGCGTCGGTCGTAATGGTCGCATCGGTCAACGGCGTGCGACCAGATAACACGGGCGCACTGACTCTGACCGCCACTAACATCGGCGCGCTTGCTGTGGTGTCCGCACCAACCGGGACTGCGTCGACTGACACCGCGGCTGTACAGACCGCTATTAACTTGGCGACGGCCGCTGGTGGTGGCACCGTACGTCTTCAGGCGGGCACGTATGTCGTCAACGGCCTAACGATGTACTCCAACATCGCGTTGGAGGGCGTCTCGCCCGGCGCCACGATCATCCAACTCGCCAACAGCGCGAACACGGACGTCATCCAGGGCGCCAACTTCACGTCTCTGACGCTCACCGGCAGCATCACCGGCGGTATCGGCGGGTTCGTGCTGCGCGACTTCACCATCGACGGCAACAAGGCCAACAACACCAGCGGCTACGGCCTCCGACTGTATGGCTACGACTTCGACATCGAACGCGTCCACATCCGCAACTGCGCCGGTGACGGCATGTACACGGAGTGGGGCAACTTCGGTGGGCCGTCCCTGCCCGACAAGTCCATGGAAGCCCGGTACAAGAGCCTCAAGATCCACGACAACAACGGGTGGGGCTGGCACAACCGCGGCCCCCACGACTCGGTGGCCGACTCGATCATCTGGTGGAACAACACCGGCGGGAACTACTGGAACGAGGGCATCCCCACCTCCACGGTGATCGCCGCCGGGTCCAACGGTGCCGCACTGCCGCAGGCCACGATCAACGTCAACTCCACGGTCGGCTACAACGCCGCCGGCGGCACGATCACCGTGGCCACCTCCGGCGGCACCCAGACCGTCACCTATACCGGGCTGACCGCGACCTCGTTCACCGGCTGCTCCGGCGGCACGGGCACGATGTCGACCGGCGGCGTCGTGGGCTGGCAAAACGGCGGCTACAGCTCGTCCGGCATGCTCATGTCCAACTGCCACGCCTGGTCCGGTAGCGCACCGGTCGCCGTGCAGATCGACGGCAGCAACTGCAAGCTGGTCAACTTCGTGGCTGAGGGCGCGACCACCACGCAGATCCTCGTCCGCGCCAACGACGTCATCATCTCCGGCGGCAGCATCTTCTACGGCACAGGCTCCAACGCGGGCAACGGCCTGGTCATCGGCGACACCAACAACCCGGTCGCCGGGTCCTTCATCCGCTCCAAATTCGGTGGGTTCCAGGGCACCAGCAGCGCAACAGCAGCTATCTACCTGGCCAACGACTACGGCAACAACGACCTCGACTGCTTCGTCTATCAACCCACCGGCTCCGCCTACTTCGGCACACCGGCCTCAGCGGGCACCCGGCTACACATCCAGTCCTCCGGAGCATCCAGGCCCACCAACGCGGCCAACTCCAAGAACCAGTGGGCCGGTCCTACGAGGATCGACGGCTCCGGGGCGTCTGCGTTCGTCGTCAACGACGGCACCAACGACCATTTCAACATCAACGCGACCAGCAGCCGCGTCGAACTACCCGGCGGCCGATTGCTGCGCTTCTACGCCAGTGGCTACGGCAGCAACAGCCTCGACATCGACGGCGTCACCGGCCACATCATCCCCAAGGGCACCGCGCCCACCGTGGCAGGCATCGGCGGCTCCGGAAACTTCTCCGCCGTGAGCGTCGTCGGAGGATCATCCGACATGTCCGGGGAAGTCCAGGTCACCGCGGGTACCGCGCCGGTCGCGGGCAACCTGTTCGTGGTCACATTTGCGAGTGCGTGGCCAGCCGCGCCACGAATCATGTTGACCCCGAAGAACGCTGCATCGGCGACCTGCCAGGCGTACATAGCGGCGACATCCACCGCAACGTTCACAGTCGCCGTGGTCAATGCCTCAGCCGCGTCGGCATCGCTCGACTGGTTCTACCACGTCCTCGCCTGACCATTTGACCCGGACTGGGGGTGTGCGCTCATGTGGTCGCACCTCTGGCCCGGCTTTGACCAGGTCTGGCCAAACATTCTGGCAGACATGATCGTCGGCTCCATCGCTTGGCTTTGGGGCCGCCGCGTTCTCCGCCGTGCTCGCATTGAGCTGCACGAGCGGATTGACCACCTACACCTAAAACACGATCTGCTACACGAGTCCATCCGCGGAGGTATCGATGGGCGAGAGAGGCCCCGTACCTAAGCGGACTGAGGTCCGACGGCGCCGAAACAAGGACGAAGCCGGCCCGGTTACCCGGACGCCCGCCGCACGGCACGTGCCGGTCCCGCGCGCTGACCAGGGCTGGCACCCGATTGCACAGCGCTGGTTTAAGAGCCTAAAGGACTCCGGACAATCGCACTGGTATGAGGCGTCCGACTGGGCCACGGCCTACTACGTCGCGGAAGCCATGAGCCGCAACCTCGCACAGGGCAGGTTTAGCGGACAGCTATTCGCATCGGTCATGTCCGCCATGACTGAACTACTGACGACCGAAGGCGCCCGCCGACGCGCACGGATGGAGCTAGAGCGAGAGGAGTCGGCGGAAGATGCCACAGTCACCGCAATCGCCGATTACCGAAGCGCTCTCGGACTCGATTGATCCTATCGCTATCGGCCCGGTCTGGCAGCGCGACGAAAACGGTAAATGGCTGCTGCCAGAGCACACATTAGGCTGGGAAATCCTCGGCTGGACCGCGAAGTATTTGCGTCAGCCTGACGGACCGGCCGCCGGTCAGCCGTGGCGCTACACGCCGGAACAAGCGCGCCTCATCCTGTGGTGGTACGCCCTAGACGAGGCCGGACGTTTCGCCTACCGCTACGGCGTTATGCGTCGGCCGAAAGGCCACGGCAAAGACCCGTTTGCCGCGAGCGTTGCGCTAGTCGAGCTAGTAGGCCCGTGTCGTTTCGACGGTTGGCGAGACGACGGCACACCACGAGCCAAGCCGCACCCCGCTGCGTGGGTTCAAGTAGCCGCGGTCAACCAAGAGCAGACCCGCAACACAATGACCCTCTTTCCGTCAATGATTTCCGACGAACTGAAAGAGGCGTTTGACCTAGACCTAGGTAAAACCATCATCTACGCCCGCCAGGGCCGCGCCCGGCTTGAGGCGGTCACGTCCTCGCCCCGCGCCCTCGAAGGCGGTCGCGCCACGTTCGTGATTATGAACGAGACGCACCACTGGCTGAAGGCGAACGACGGTCACCAAATGGCAGCCGTCGTCGCCCGAAACGCCGGTAAGTCTCGTGACGCCTCGTCCCGCGCACTCGCTATCACCAACGCCCACCTGCCGGGCGAGAACAGCATTGGTGAGCAGGACTGGGACGCCTACGAGAAAGAGGCTGCCGGCGAAATCGAGCCGACCGGCCGCCTGTACGACTCGATTGAGGCGCGTGATGGGCTCGACCCGCGCAATCCTGAGCACGTCGCAATCGGCATCCGTGACGCCCGCGGTGACTCTAACTGGGCACCGCTCGACCGCGTCGTGCAAGAGTTCCTAGACCCGCGTATCAGCGTCGCGGAGGCACAACGGTTCTACTGGAACCGTATTTCGGGCAGTGATGCGAACTGGATTGACCTAGCCGACTGGCGCGCCTGCAAGGACACCGCGATCACGGTCGAGCAGGGCGAGCGCATCTGTCTAGGATTCGACGGCTCGCTACGAAACGACTCAACCGCCCTCGTCGCCTGCCGCCTATCGGACGGACATATCTGGCCAGTCCGCGTATGGGAGAAGCCAGACGGGCCGCTGGGTAACTCGTGGCAGGTCCCGCGCGAGGAAGTTGACGGCGTCGTTGACCGCATGATGCGGGAGTACGACGTCTACTACCTGTACGCGGACCCGCCGCACTGGCAAGACTACGTCGACAAATGGGCAGCCACGTACGGCGAAAAGACCGTGATTGAGTTCCACACCAACTCGCCTGCCCGTATGGCTCGCGCGCTTGAGCGACTGCACACGTCAATTCTCGCCCGCGAATTGACCCACGACGGCGACGAAACGCTAACCCGCCACGTCGGAAACGCGATGGGCGTTGAGCGTGCCGGCGGTATGCAGGTCAATAAGCGCAAGAAAACCGACAAAATTGACGCGCTTGTCGCAGCAACTTTGGCATACGAAGCGCGAAACGACGCGGTTGCGGACGGTGCGCTAGTCAATCCTGTGGTCGCTTACATCAACTGGGACGAGCTATAAGGAGGCAAGGCCGTGAGCGAAGTTCTAGAAATTCTAGGCGTGCTCTGCCTTATAGCGCTTGCCTACGTCGTGTGGCCGCCGTTGGTACTGCTTCCGATAGGCGTCACGTTGCTCGTTGCCGGCGTCGCGCTTGACGGCTTGGCGCTGAGAAAGAAGGACGAGTGAGCCTGATTCGCCGTGCCGCGGGTGCGCTTCGCACGCGCTCGATTACGGGGCAGGGTGACCCGTGGTCAATTCCGAGCAACGGCAGCCTAAGCACCTACAGCTCTGCCGGCGTTCCTGTGGATGAGGCAAGCGTCCTCAGCTTGCTCGCGGTCAATGCCTGCGTCCGCCTCATCTCTGAGACCGTCAGCGGTCTGCCGTTTGACGCCGTGCGAACCAGCGGCAAGGTCCGCACGACCGTGGAACCGGCGCCCCCGATCATTGATGATCCGTTTGGCGGCGGAAACGTCATCAGCGGTTTCGGGCTTACCCGCAAGATCGGCCTAGCACAGATCGTCGTCTCCCTGCTTCTCCGCGGTAACGCCTACTGCAACATCGCGGGCTACGGCCCTGACGGCCTGCCGAACGTTCTTCAGGTTCTCTCGCCGGACGCCGTAGACGTTGACGTAGACCGTCAGACTGGCGAGCGGCTCTATAAGGTCAACCGCGAGCCGTTCCCTTCTAACCGGATGCTGCACATCCTCGGTATGTCGCTGCCCGGTCAGCCGGTCGGAATCTCGCTACTACAGTACGCGAAGCGCAGCATCGGCCTAGGTATCGCGGCTGAAGAGTTCGGCTCGATGTTCTTTGGCAACGGCGCTCACCTTAGCGGCGTCATCGAGATCCCCGGCGACCTCAAGCCAGATCAGGCACGCGTGGTCAAAGAGTCGTTCGAGGCGCGCCACGCCGGTATGCGCCACGCCCACGCGGTCGGCGTGCTCACGGGTGGCGCCAAGTGGGCGCCAATAAGCGTGAGTCCCGAAGACGCCCAGTTCCTCGCTACGCGCGCCATGCAGACGAGCGAAATCGCCATGCTTTTCGGTGTACCGCCGCACATGCTCGGCCAGGTCGACCGCACGACCTCGTGGGGCAAGGGAATCGAGGAACAGACCCTAGGGTTCCTGAAGTACACCCTTCAGGCATGGGTTCAGCGAATCGAGGACGCGTGGACGCCGCTCGTACCGAAGGGAATCAAGGCGTATTTCAACCTTGACGGGCTTCTCCGCGCGGACACGACAACGCGCTACGCGGCATACCAAGCTGCGCGCAACGCCGCGGTTATGACGCCTAACGAGGTGCGCGCGCTCGAAAACCTGCCGCCGATCGAGGGCGGAGACGACCTCTTTGCGCCGCTGAACAGCGCGCACACGACTGACCCCGGATGGACTCCTGGGCAGCCGGACCCGAACGACCAAGACCCAACGGCCCCCGATGACGGCCCGGCCGATCAGGAAGGGGCAAAGAATGGGTGAGACCCTGCGCCGCGCGTTTAGCGGTGACATGGAAGTACGCGCAAGCGGTGACGGCCGCACGGTGTGCGGTATCGCCGTTCCCTTCGACACGCCTACCACGATCCGCGAGTTCTACGACGAGTATGAAGAGTCCTTCGCTCGTGGTGCATTCGCCAAGACGATTTCCGAGCGCGGTGACCGCGTTAAGTTCCTTTACCAGCACGACAGCGACGCGCCTATCGGTAAGGCGACGGCGTTGCGTGAGGATGCTTCGGGCCTGTACGCAGAGTTTCGCGTGAGTAAGACGCAGCGCGGTGACGAGGTTCTAGAACTGATTCGTGATGGCGCACTGGACAGTTTCAGCATTGGGTTCAATCCGATTGCACACACCTCGCCTACCCGCGGGCACGTCGTCCGTACAGAGGTCAAGCTACGCGAGGTGAGCGCGGTGACGTTCCCCGCTTATGAGTCGGCACTAATGTCCGGCGTTCGGGCGCTGAATGATGACACCATCAAGCGCGCTGTCAACCTCGCCGACGAGTTCCGCGCCGGAAGTCAGCTTTCCGCACAGAACTTGGCGACACTAAAGCACGTGCTCTCCCTCGTCTCCGCCGCGGACCGCGCGGTTGACGAGGTTCAGCCGCTCCTAGCTGCGCTTCTCGGTGTTCCTAACCCTGACGTCGCGCAGGACGCTGAATCGGCTAGCGAGGCGCCTCGCTTTGCCGGCCTGGACGTCGAAACCGCCCGCCGCAAGGCGCGGCTACTAGGCGTCCGTTTCTGAACAATCACCCGCCGGAGTCATCCGCTAAATCACTGGCCGCCGCTTGCGTACGTACCGAGCGGACACCAGCCGAGTAGCGACAGACCACCACGGAGATTCCCGATCAATCTATCAAAGGAATCCCGCTGTGGATATTCGTGCAATTCTTGCCGATCTCGCCCGCGAGGACGAGACCGCCAACACCCGCCTGCGCGAGCTAATCGAGGCCGCGGAAGGCACCGAGACCCGTTCGCTGGACGAGTCCGCGACCGCTGAGTTTGACCGCCTGACGGGCGAGATCGAAGCCCGCGCGGAGCGCCGGAGCCGTCTTGAGGCCCAGCTCGCCCGCGAGGACGAGGCTGCCAAGCGCGCTGCCGACCTAGCCGCGTCGACTCGCGCGTATGGCACGGCCGCGAAGGTCACCCGCGAGGAGGGTCCGTACACCCCGGACAGCTCCCGCAACGGTGGTCCGTCGTTCTTCCGCGACCTCGCCCGTGTTCGCCGGGGCGACATGGGTGCGGCTGAGCGGCTGCAGCGCAACAACGCTCACGCTCAGGCGTACTCGCAGCGTGCTATTTCGACCGCTAACGGCGCCGGTGGCGAGTTCGTTCCGCCCCTGTGGTTGGAGCAGGACTTCGTGCCGCTAGCCCGTCCGGGCCGCGTCACCGCGGACCTGATGACTAAGGACGCGCTCCCTGCTGGTACGGACAGCATCAACATTCCGAAGGTCAACACCGGTACCGCGGTTGCTCTGCAGGGCACGCCGACCGGCGGGCAGAACGCGGCGGTACTGCAGACCGACCTTACGACGACCTCTGTCAGCTCCGGCGTCTACACCGTGGCAGGCGGTCAGACGGTCTCCATGCAGCTCCTAGAGCAGAGCCCCGTCAACATTGACCGCGTCGTCTTCCAGGACCTCGCGAAGGCGTACGCGATTCAGGTCGACAACTTCGTGATCGCGGGCACTGGCTCGAACCAGCCGCAGGGACTGCTAACCCTGTCCGGCAAGCAGACGGACCAGGCCGCTGCCACGACCTCCACCCCGGCTCAGGTTTTCAAGCTGATCGCGAACCAGATCAGCGCAATTCAGACCAGCCGTTACGAGGCGCCCACGCACATCCTGATGCACCCGCGCCGTTGGTACTGGTTCGTCTCCGCCGTCGACAGCTCCGGCCGCCCGTTCGTGGTGCCGCGCGCTCAAGGACCGTTCAACGCCCTGGCTGACGGCAGCAACCAGAACAACACCCAGGGCATCGTAGGCGAAATGCTGGGCCTGCCCGTTGTGGTTGACCCGAACCTCCCGACCAACCTGCCGGACGCGCAGGGCACCCCGGCGAACGACGCGGACAACATCGTTGTCGCCAAGTTTGACGACTGCTGGCTGTGGGAGTCCGCGATCAAGGCTGAGGCGTTTGAGCAGACCTACGCGCAGAACCTGAGCCTGTTCCTGCGGCTCTACGGCTACATGTCGTTCCAGCCCTCGCGCTACCCGCTGTCGGTTGGTCTCGTCACCAAGCTCTCGAACCTGAGCTGATGACCTAGGGGCGCGGTCGTTGTGGTCGCGCCCCTTCCCGCAGAAGGGACAGGAATGTTTAACGAGTACCTAGCGAGGCTGCGCGAGGAGTTTCACGCGTTCTACGAAAAGGACCGCACTCGCGCTCTTGCGGCTGCCGGTCAGATTCGCAAGATCGTCGGTGAAATGACGGAGGCGGAAGAGGCTCATTTCTTCCACCGAGAGCCTGCCCCGGAGCCGGCACCTGCGCCCGCTGCTCCGCCCGCGGAGCCGGCGAAGTAATCAGCACTGCCCTTCCTAAATCTCGTAGGCGCCCCGCCACCCGCAGACTGCACGGGGCGCCTACGTCCTAATTCACGCCGCTGAGAGGCCAGCCCGTGATTTACAATCTTGGCGATACCGTCCCACTTTCCTGGGTAAACGGGACCGACCTGGGGCCGGCCACGCTTGCGGTTACTGACCCCTCCGGCAGCGTTACGACAACGTCCAACGTCACGGCGTCCGGCGGCACGTATTACGGCTCCTACACGCCGACCGCGGCCGGCCTGTTCACCGTGCTGTGGACTGCGAGCACGACCGCTACACACGGCGCCTATGAAGACGTCTTCGAGGTCCGACCCAACGCCCCGCAGGCACTCATTTCCATCGCAGACGCCCGCGAATCGCTCCGCCTCCGCACTGCCGACGTGGCGGACAACGCAAAGATTCAAACCATTATCGAGGCCGCTAGCCGTCTTATCGTAGACATTACCGGCCCGATGTCCTACCAGACTTACACCGAGTGGTACGACGGCGGCGTCTCCACCATCGTCCCTGAGCACCTCCCACTGGTCCAGGTCACAGCCGCCGCGGAGTATTACGGCCTTTCAAAGTTCGTGCTCACCGAGCAACCGCTAGGCGCGCAGACGGACGCTTTTGCGTTCACAGTGGACTACTCGACTGGACAGATCACCCGGCGTACCTACGGTGGCGCTCCCGCCATGTTCGCTATCGGCTCCAAGAACGTCAATATTCAGTATCAAGCCGGCCGCCTGTTGGTGCCCGAAAACGTGCAACTTGCCTGCCGCGAACTCGTCCGCCACTTCTACACACAGACCCAGGTACCCGGCCGGCCGAAGTTTAACGGCGCGCCCGGTGAAGACGAGTTTGATAACCGCCTCATCGGCTACGCGCTCCCGCACTTTGTCGTGGAGATGCTGCAGCCTGACCGAAGGGCCCCGGGTATCGCATGAGCATTCCTATCTCGACCGTTCCCGCGGTCCGCTCCTACCTCATCAGCGCCATTACCGCGCAGGTGAACGCCGCCGGCTTGTCGGAGCCGGGTTGCGAGGTCTACGACAGCGCGCCCGACCACGAGACGACCAACGACGTGATCGCGGTCTGCGGTGCCCGCCGGCAGACGCGGCCCCTCGCACTCGTCGGCAGCGGCGGTCAATTCTGGTTGGACGAGTCTTACCAGGTCGAGGTGATGATTGACTGCTTTCAGGCCGGAGCAGATGGGGCTATGGAGGCGGTCAACGCTCGCGCTTATCAGCTCCTCGCGCTGGTGGAAACCGCGGTCCGGCAGGACCCAAGCCTAGCCGGAAACGTCCTAGAGGCACGCCCGCAGGAAAGCGAATCGACGCCCAGCTGGGACGACGCACACATGGGCGCGCGTTGTGTCATCGCCACCCAAATTCAGGTCTACACGACCCTATAACGGAGTCCCCGTGAACCCTTACAACTACACGGGCGAGCCTGGCATTTATTACCCGGATCTTCGTCTGGCCCCCGCCCCCGGAGTGGTCTACGAATTCGAAGAGTGCCCGCCTGACGGCCGCTGGTCCCCTGTGACGACTAACCCGCCCGTCGTGCCCGCCGTGTCTGCTCAGCCGCAGGAGGCTAAGTAATGGCTCTGCCAGTTCTACAGACGGTCGTCGGTATCGCAAAGGAGACGACCTACGGCACCGCGGTTGCGCCTACCGCGTTCATCCCGATTTCTGGCGCCCCTAAGACGGACGAGAAGCTGAAGCTAGACGCTGACAAGGCGTGGCGCGGCTCGATGGGTCTTGACTACGGATTCCAGCCGGGCATCTACGACACCACCGTTGGCTACTCAAGCTACGTATTCCCCGACACGGTCGGATGGGCCCTAGCGGGTGTCCTCGGTGACGTGGCGACTACCGGCGTCAGCGCGCCCTACACGCACACGTTTTCGCTCTACAACGGTACAGACGGTCAGCCGCCCTCGTACACGCTGACTGACTGGTACGTCGCCAACGGCCGGCAGTACCCCGGCGCACGGTTTACCGACGCGTCCTTCAAGATCTCCGGCGACGGACTGATCTCCTACGACGCAGCCGCTGACGCCCTGCCGTCTGTGTCTCTGGCTAACACCAAGCCGACCTCCGCGTTTACCTCCGTGACTCCGCTGTCCGGCTGGCAAGGTGCCATTCAGATTGGCGGTGTGTCGTCGGTCGCCGTCCTGTCGTTCGAATGCGCGCTTAAGCGCAAGACGACCCAGATTCACACCGTCGCCGGCCAGCAAGGCGCGCAATCCGTGTTCGCAGCGGACCTGAGCGTCACCGGAAAGATGGACGTCATCATGATCGATGACTCGCAGCTTATGAACTACCTCAATAACTCGCAGCCGTCGCTAGACGTGAACTACTCCGTTGGTACGGGCACCGCCGCGGTTCAGTTCAAGTTGCACATGACGAAGGCCGCTTACACGGCCGCCACGGTCGACCGCAGCAAGGAATTCGTTCAGCTCTCGATTTCCTACACTGCCGTGTTCAACTCGACCGACGTTGGCGCCTCTGGCGGCTATTCGCCTATCAAGGCGACGCTACAGAACGCCTTGCCGTCCGGCACCTACAAGTAACACAAACCCGAAGGGACACACTCCGTGTCGCAGTCTGCAATCACGTTCGAGGACGGGGGTACCGCGCTCCTGCGCGACCCCCGTCAGGTTCCCGTCAAGCTACGCCGGCCCTACGACCGCGCGGTTATGGCTTTCTCTGCGCTTGCGGTTGACGCCCAGGCCGGAATCGTCGCGGAAGACGACAAGGCGCGCGACGAGGAAGAGAAGCGCCGTTTCATCCTCGCTGCCGCGCAGCACCCGGAGCTAGATGAGGCGCGCATTGACGCGCTGGTCCTCGCTCTGGTCTCTGAGTGGAGCTACGGCCCCGTAACTGCCGAGACGCTCACCGAGCTGCCCGCGTCAACCTACGACGCATTGAGCCAGGCGTGCGAGAAGCTATCGCCGCAGCTGTCGCCGCGGTTCAGCGTGACTCCGGACCCAAAAGCGACTACCGCCGAGTAAAGCGGCTCCGTGACGTCTGGGAACGAGGCGCACATTACGAGCCGCATGAGTTGCCGTCCGAAGAGTGGTTTTACACGCAATGTGCGATGCACTTCGGTTGGACGCCAAACCAAACGGACGAGCAACCGGCCGCGCTAGTTGAATACATGTTGCGGCTCCGCCAGGAACACGCCGCGGCTGAGCGCGCGGTTTCTGAGCGCGAATCGAATAGGGGCGCACATGGACGTGTCAATGTCAATGAGTGGAGCCAGTGAGCTAAGCGCCAAGCTCGCCTCAGCTCCCGCTATCGCCCGTACCGGCACTGTCGCAGGCACTAAGGCGGCACAGCGGATCGTCATCAAGAGCGTCCGCAGCAAGCTAAACGGGCCGCCCCGCTGGGGGCACCGTGGCAAGTCGCGCGTCTACTCCGCCAGTATCGACCGCGGGAACAGGCGTGGCACAGGCGGCTCTGGTGGTACTCCGGGGCGCTTCACTGGCGCACTGCGCAAGGGCGTCGGTGGTAAGCGAAAGCCGATCGTCGTCGGCCCCGGCGTCGTTGGCGGTGTCGGCATCGGTGGCGCAGTGAACAACCTCAAAAAGGGCCGGCTAGAGCAACGGTTCCCGTTCTTCGCGAAAGCCGTCCACGAGGTCGAGCCCGGCCTACCCGCCGTCTACGCCGCTGCGTGGGGCGCAGCACTAGCGAAACTTAGGTGATCAATCATGGCGCTGGCTGACGTCTACGTAGAGCTGCGGGCGTCCATCGCGGATTTTCAAGCAAAATTCGCGATGGCCGAAGAGGAGATTAAGGCTCTCCAATCCTCGCAAGAGGCTGCGTCAGCAAAGATGGCGGAAAGCGCCACGGCTGCGGGCGCTGCGTTGGAGCGCGAGGCGGAAACGGGCACGGTCGCGCTAGAAGAACTAGACCGCGCCTACGAACTCGCAGGGATTGACGCTGAGTTGCTCGCGTCAAAGATCGAGACCGCTTCAACTCAGGCCGCACTAGCTAATGAGCAAATGGCCGCGAAGATGCAAGCGGACATGGTGAAGTTCGAGGCGCAGGCCGCTAAGGCCGCTGCCGCAACCGAAGGCATCGGCACTGCTGCGTCCACGGCAGAGGCGGAAACGAGCGCGGCTAGCGCCAAGAGCGCAGCCGGCTACGGTATGGTTGCTGTTGCTGCGGTTGGACTAGGCGCCGTCGCGGTTGACATGGCTGGTAAGTACGAGACACTAAACACCCGTCTCGTAACCTCCGCGGGTGAGTCGCAGCAGAACCTTAAAATGGTCTCGGACGGGATGCTGCAGCTTGCTGGGCAGGTGGGTTACACCGCCGACGAAATGGCTACCGGCATGTACACCGTGGAGTCCGCGGGATTCCACGGCGCGCAGGCTCTAGATGTTCTCAAGACGTCCGCGATGGGCGCGCGTATTGAGGGCGCAGACCTCAAGGAAATGACGGACGCGGTCACGTCCGCCATGAACGACTACCGCGCGCAGGGCCTAAACGCCGCGGACGCGACCAACACCCTGATTGCCGCTGTCGGTCGCGGTAAGACCACGCTGTCCGACCTAGCGGGCGCCATGCCAAACGTGATGGCCGCTGCCGCCGATGCGGGCGTTTCGTTCCAGGAAGCATCGGCCGCAATGGCAACCATGACTATGCACGGTACGGATGCCAGCGTTGCGGGTACGTACCTTCGCCAGGTGATTCTAGGTCTGGAAAACCCGACCGCTAAGGCTCGGACTGAAATGAAGGGCCTAGGTCTCGACTCCATCGCGGTCTCACAGAACCTCGGTAAGAACGGCCTAGCGTCGACTATCGAGATGGTGCAGAACGCTATTCAGAGCCATCTCACGCCCGCCGGCCTGGTCGCCGTCGACAGCCTGAAAAAGGTTGCGAACAGCACCACTGATTTTCAAAAGGTCCTCGCCAACCTGCCGGCCACCCAGCAAACCGCCATCGGCGCACTCGCTGACATGGTTGGCGGCGTCAAGAACCTTCAGGGATTCTTGCAGCTTGGCGGGGCAAACCTTCAGGTTTTCAAGGACAACACGGCTGCGGTTACAAACCAGGTCAAGAGTGGCGCCGGACAAATCGCAGGCTGGAACGAGTATCAGCAGACGTTTAACGCGAAGCTGAACGAAGCGAAGGGCGCAGCGTCCGCGCTGGGTATCCAGATTGGTAACGAACTACTTCCTGCAGCAACGAAGCTAATCGGGGCGCTATCGAACATCGTCGGTTGGTTGGAGAAGCATCAGACTGTAGCGAAGGTCGCTGCAGTCGCCCTTATGGCCGTAGCCGCCGGCTTCGCTGCCGCCGCGGTCGCCGCATGGGCACTGTCACTGACTCCCGTCGTACTCATCATTTCCGCGATCGTCGCCGCGATCGTCATCTTGGTGAGCTTGGTCTACGAACTGGTGACGCACTGGGGTACGGTCAAAAAGTTTTTCGAGGACCTGTGGAACGGCGTAAAGAGTGCATTCACGTCTGCGATTGATTCGGTTAAGAAAACCGTGTCCGGCTGGATTGACGACGTTAAAGCGATTCCTGGCGAGATTGGTAGCGCCTTGTCATCACTGGGCGAGCACCTGAAGAATTCCGCCGTAAACGCCTGGCACAGCTTCGTGGACACCGCCAAGCAAGCCGGCCGCGACCTGCTTTCGTTCATCAAGAACCTGCCTTATGAGGTCGGGTTCGGGCTAGGCATGCTGATCGGAACGACCTACCGCGTAGGTAAGGAGGCATGGGACGCCTTTACCAACGCTATAAAGGTCGCTTGGCAGGACACTGTTGCGTGGTTCAAGGCGCTGCCCGGTCGAATCAATGATTTCTTTGTTAGCGCGGGAGAGTGGCTAACCGAAAAGGGCCACGAGCTACACGACGGGCTACAAAAGGGAGTTAGCGATGCTTACGTAGCCACCGTTGAATGGCTTAACGCCCTTCCGGGCCGGCTCAGTG